ACCTAACACTAGATTAATTAATGCTTCTGAGTTTTGCTCTGGTGGTTGTAAAGTCACCAAGAATATATATCCCATAAAGCCACCAATAGTTATAAAGCCAAGAAATTTAGATGTCCAATCTCCACTAAATCTTGATCTAGCGTCTTGCACATCTTCTGTTTCGAGTTTAAATATATCTACATCTAACTCTTTCATTTGCACTTCAAACTCTTGCTCTGCTTTCTTGAGCTTCATCATCTGTTCTGGTGTTGCTTCTGCAACAGCCTTTTCTATTGATTTAGGATTGTTAGGGCAACCCAAAACATCGCATATAACATTACTAGCCATACCACCTAAAGGTCCACCTAATGCTGTTCCGAGTGTTGGTGCTACTGCACCGACAATATTTTTTAATAAATTTTTCATATTCCTATTTCGTTTCTATCTAAACCAAGCGGTTTATCTGTAATACATTTTATCATATCTTTAGGTATGTGAGCATATGGCTCATTATCATCATCATATGTTGGGTCTGGGGATAAATTCATCCTTATATCATAAACATGATTTGGATCCCACTCATGGTAATACAGGCCGTCTGTCATAGCATACACAGTAATAAATGGCACCTTTGTCGCTGTAGCAAAACTTGCGCCATTTCTTAATTTAGCAACAGATAAAATAAAAGTATCATACTTATCATATTCAAAAGTTCTTACCTTAACTTCACACCAATAACATTTTTCCCTGGACTCAATCCAATAGTCTAAAGAATATGATGTTGGTAATTTATGGCAGGTTACATCCCAAACTCCTTCAAGGTAGCCTGCTACTCTTTCTTCTCTTTTTTGGTCGTCTCTAGTTTCTAAACTTGGTACTTTCATTTTTTACTCCCGTAATAAACTCTTACACAATACTTTCTTATAATTGCTATTACTGTCAAAACAGCTACTTGCGTTAAAGATATAATTAATAGATCTTTTACACCAAATACATTTAACATTAATAACACAAGATAAGCGAATATCCAGTTGAGTGGTAAACCTATACCAGTATCAACAATTGATTCGTGTAAAGCTTTCTTGTTAATCTTCATAATATGCTGGGTCTACAGCAACCAACCTTTTTGTTGGTCTGCCTTTGCCCCCAATTTTAATATCCATTTCTTGAACTTCTCCTGCATTTTTAAGTCGTTCTATAATTTCTTTTACTTCATAAGACTTCATACTTCTAAACAGCTCTCCTCTGTCTACCTCTCTTTTTGAAATGCCTGCTTCTCCTCTTGACCTAATAAAAGACAAAACTTGTTTTATTTTTGATTCGGTTGCTGACGAAGCAACCTTATCTCTACAAGCTTCTATAAAAAGCAAATCATAATAACGAACATAATCAATACACCATTCAGTAACTTCTCCCGATATTTCTTTGCAATCTGGGTTTTCTGCTAAGGCGCATGAGAGTGATAGCCTCATAGCTTTCTCTCTTGTTCTTGAAAGCAAAGGTTCAAGATTGTCTTTTTCTAACACTTCTTGTCTTTTTATAATTTCAGAAGCAAACTCTTTTAATAGCTGTTCAGCATCTTGAGAAAAAGGAATAACATGTGGCTCAAATGGTAATTCTGCATTATTGAGTTCTGCTCCACTAAACTCACCTCTTGATCTTCTTATCCAATTTACCCAATTAATTATATTTAATGGTGCTTCTTTAAATTTTTTAAGTCTTTGAACTTTACGGGGCTCTTTAGATTCAATTACAAGAAACCTGTTTAAGAAGCCGTCTGCTATACGTCCTGAGTTTAAAGCTTTGTAAAAGTTTTGTGGTACAGATAATCCAACTAATGTAATAGCTGGCTTATGTGTTACACGATTCATAGCTTGATCTTTAAACTGTTCTGGTACTGCCATAAGAGAATAATTGTCAGGTCTAAGTGTGCCGTGGCACCTGCCCCAGGCTTCCATTAAAGTTTGAATGCCGTCTTCTCTATTAGTGTTTTGTTGAGATCCTATAGCCTCTAACCTTTTACCAAATTCATCCATAATGGTTATTTGTGTTGGTCTGTATCTAAGTATTGAATGTACGGCTCCAGATGAAGTATAACCATCTCCAACAACCAGCTCTGAATACTCTGACATATTAAGAACTCTTTCAACAAAAGATTTTATATTTTCTTTTCCCTGTCCTGACTTGGCTATCCCCATAAAAAATAGTGAAGAAAAATTATTCATATTTGTTCTGTAAAGCCTTCCGCAAACAACACTAACAAGAGATAAGGCAGCAACTACAGACAGTTCTGGTTGAGAAACTTGCGCTATATCTTCACAAAATTTAAACATGTCTTTTAAAATGCCTGGGGGATTGAATAGGTTCTTGGGCGGACTTATCTGTTCTTTTGTGTTTGTAAATAGTGGGGCTCTTTGATTTTTTCTGTCGTGTGTTTTTTTAACATTATCAACAACAGAGTTTATTTCTGCTTGAGATAAAGGCGGTTGATTCTGATCATTCCAAGATTGCATGAAAAACTTAGCAAAATCTAGATTTAGATTTTTTGAAATTAAGTATCCTGCAAGTCTAGCCGCTTGATCATTTCTAGATCCTTCATTTACTCCATCCAAAGAAAAAGGCGCAGTAACAAGATTACCATTAACGCTTTTACCATTTCCTGTTATCTGCACCCATTCTTTTTCTGTAAAATTTGGAAGATCATCAAAATCAAAAAGATCCCATTCTGGTATCGTTTTAGGACTGTATATATTTCCATTTGCATGTTTATTGTAAGGAGCAATTATTAACCCACCTTCTCCTCTAATATCAATTAATCTTTCTATTGGAGTGTCATTAGTTCTCTTTGTTGCAAAGGTAGTAAAGTTTTCAGGATTATTATAATAGTAGTGCATGCCTTTACCTGTAGTAACTTTAAATGGAGATTGTGGTAAATTGTTTTCCACCCATCCCATAGCTTCAGGGGTGTCAGCATCTACTACAATAAATTGACCACATATCAAAGCAACCACTAGATCCTCTCTATCTTTAAACCACTCAATAACGGTTTCTCTTTTAGGTCTTTCGGTTTTATATTGGTGCCAGCCACCTAAGAAAACAGGGGGCTTTTTATTCTTTCTTAATAGAGGTACTACTGACAAGCCTTCGTCGTAATATGCAAGGGCTAGATCTAGTGGTTTCTCGTCTTCTGTTAGATTTAGGTTGAACAACTTTCAGCGACTATATCTTCGAGATTACCATAAATGGATTCAAAATCTAGCTTGCCGTCTGAAGCTCTTATAATTGTTTTAGCCTGCTCAACTGATGGTTGTCGATGGCCGTATCTGTAAGCCTTTACTGAATGCATTGAGCAATTAAATAACTTAGCTGCCTCTGACATACCAATAAATTCTATATATTCTTTTAAAGTATATCTTTTCACTTCTCTCTCCTTATATTTTGGTTCTACGTTTATAGTTTCTAATTTTTTCAAATACTTTGTAGATAGAATTTTATTTCTAAAATAATAGTTTGCTAACCAAGTGTAATTTTCTTTCATTTCTACAAATTGAAAAATTTATGTTTTACAAATTGTATTTCATGTTGTAATATATTGTCAATACTTTAATAACTTAATAAGAGGAATATTATGACAAATTTTAAAGATAGAATTGTTAGTCCTAATGATCTTGTAGAAGATCAGGGGGCTAAAATACTTGTATATGGCGCAGCGGGTTCTGGTAAAACAACACTCTGCGGAACAGCGCCAGGAAAAAAACTGTTCATAGATATGGAGTCTGGGTTACTCTCAGTTAGAGATCAGAAAGATATTGACGTGATACAGGTTAAGGAAGCTGGAGAAATTATAGAAATTTGTGAAGCTCTAAGAAATGGAGATTTAGTTTACGATACTGTATGCCTAGATTCTATTTCAGAGATGTCAGAAATACTTTTAAATTTTGAAAAGGCAAGACACAAAGATCCTCGTATGGCATATGGTAATGTTCAAGAATCTGTTACTAATGTTATGAGGGCTTATAGAGATTTACATATGCATGTAGTTTTTGTATCTAAGATGGAAAAACAAAATGTTGATAATGTAATGCAGTATGAACCTAAAATGGTTGGTACTAAACTTGGTCAAGCCATTACTTACTTCTTTGATGAAGTCTTAGCATTAAGAGTAATCGAAGAACAAGATGATGATGGTGCGACTGTAAAAAACAGATGGCTTCAGACTGATGTAGGTCAAGGCTATACTGCAAAAGACAGGTCTGGAAAACTTGAAGGGTTTGAAACACCTGACCTTACTAGTGTTATAGGTAAACTAGGATTTGTTACTAATATCAAAGAAAAAGGAGCGAAGAATGAGTAATGATTTTGATGGTGTAGAATGGTTGGAAAATATTACAAAACCAGCCTCTGCAAAAGAACTTGCGCCTGTAGGCCCAAATTTTGCAAGAATAATTACTGCTGAAAAGTATAAATCTAGAAGCGGTAATTGGACTGTAAAAGTAG